TGTCAACTCACAGCTGTAAAGCTCACACGTGAAGACGTTGAGTCATGCCTAACTCACTTCCAAATTGCCATCATTCAGAGTGGGTATCCCGACCTGGTAGATAAGGATGGGAGTGACTTGCAGTTGAAACCACTACATGAGAAGAGTGTATTCCGCTACATCTCCAATGGAACAGCAAATGTGTATGGATCTCTTCCCGGCTTTCGAGCATCGCACAAATCATCCGTAAAACCCACTTTCATTTCTGCTGCCATGCAGGAAGCAGGGTATCCCGTCAACACGGGGGCACCTGTAATGAAGGGATGGGCGCCTTGGCGTCACGCGGCGGTTGACATAGTGCAGCAAAGCTTTCATGCGCACCAAGACACGATTGACAAATGTGCCGAAGGTTTTGCTAGCGAAATCTTGCAGCGTCTCGAGTTATCACAATTGGCTGAGCTGCAGATCTTTGATAATGCAACAACTCTCAATGGCTATCCTGGTACTAAGTTTGTCGATAAGATGAACCGCAACACGTCAATGGGTTTCCCGTACCGACAGAAGAAGACCAAGTATCTCAAGTACCTTGGACAACATGATGTCTGGGATGACTACGTAGAATTCCACGACGGTTTCTACGACCGTGTAGACCGTATCATTGAGACATACCAACGTGGACAGCGCTATATGCCTGTGTACATTGGGCACCTGAAAGATGAGCCGCTGAAAAAGTCGAAGATAATCGACAAGAAGACGCGTGTTTTCTCGAGTGGACCAGCTGAATGGTGCTTCGTCGTGCGCAAATATCTCCTTTCCTTTGTGAGGGTGGTGCAGAACAATAAATATATTTTTGAGTCTGGACCGGGCACTAATGCCACCTCAGCTGAATGGGAACAGATGTACAATTACCTCACCCAATTCGGGACAGGTCGTATTATTGCTGGAGACTATTCAAAGTTCGATAAGCGCATGAGTGCCCAGTGGATCATTGCCGCATTCCGTGTTATTCGGCGGATATTGGAAGCTGCTGGATGGGAAGAAAAAGACCTTATCATCATTGATTGCATAGGGTACGACATTGCTTTCCCTCTGACCGACTTCAATGGCGATCTAGTAGAGTTCTGGGGTTCTAATCCCTCGGGACATCCTCTGACTGTCATTGTCAATGGTCTGGTCAATGCTCTGCTTATGCGCTATGCTTGGCATGAAACAGGTCACATCGTTGAAGAATTCAAGGAGAACGTAGCGTTGATCACCTACGGAGACGACAATACCATGGGTGTTCACCCTGATACGACCAATTTTGACCACACCATTATTGCTGCCGAGATGCAGAAGATCGGTGTCGTGTATACGATGGCTGATAAAGAAGCTGAATCCGTTCCGTTTTTAGACATTTCGCAAGCGAGCTTTCTCAAGCGTGCCTGGAGATTTGAACCGGAATTGCAGCAACATGTCGCCCAGCTTGAGCACGATTCCATCGCTAAGATGTTGACCATGCACGTACCATCAAAGGTTGTGTGTGAAGAACAGCACGCGGTTGATGTTATGGGTACGGCACTCCGAGAATATTTCTTCTATGGACGTGAACGATTCAATGATCGGCGACAGTTCTTTCTGAACACAATTTCTCAACTAGGTTTGGAGCACTTTTACACACAAGAGTATCCTACTTTCGATGAG